AATGAGATTACTGTTTCCTTTGGTCGTGGCGAAGATAACAAGGCGAACGATTACGCTAGCCTTGCTGAGAAGAATGGGTATCAACCTACACAAAAGTTGAAGGTAGAACCAATGACTCTCAAAGCACTGTACAGAGAGCGAGTTGAAGCAAAGCAAGACTTGCCTTCTGAACATTTTAATCTGTTTAAGGGAAACAAAACAAAAATAACAAGGAGCAAATAACATGTCACAAGAGACAAGCGACCTAACGGTCAAAAAAGAAGGTAACTTACCAGCGGAAATGAATTTCGTTCAAGATGCTGGAGCTGGACTTGAGAATATAGATAAAGACGATATGGCTTTACCATTTCTTAAGTTATTACAAACAAGTTCGGATGAAACTAAAAAGAAACATGCGAACTATGTTGAAGGAGCAGAAGCTGGAATGTTTTATAATACGGTTACAAAAAAACTGTATAATGGTGAGAAAGGTATTGAAGTAATACCTGTTTTCTACAAGTTAACATTTCCAGAGTGGGCACCTTTCGAACGTAAGGAAGGTAGACCAATTAGCCCTGATAGAGGTCCAGAAATTTTAGCTAAAACTAAAAAGAACTCTTCAGGAAAAGATTGTTTAGATAATGGTAATGAAATTATCAAAACAGCTAATCATTTTGTTATCATCAATGGAGAAAAACCAGAAAAAGCTTTAATGGCTATGAAATCTACTCAGTTAAAAGTGAGTAGAGGCTGGAACTCATTGATGCAAGATCAATTTGAAACTGATCCTAAAACAAATAAAAATGTACCAGCACCGATGTTTTCTAGAATTTATACTTTAAAGTCTGTTGAAAACACAGGTAGTTTTACTTGGCACGGATACAGAGTATCTTTGGCAAGGAAAGTGGATAATGCATCGCTATATCAAATGGCGAAAGAATTCCATAATTCTTTAAAGAAAAGTAACGCTGCAGCTGACGCACAAGAAGAATCTAATTATTAGATTCCTCTAACGAGGATAGGGGCAGTGAAGCGAGAGTGGACCTGCCCCGACCCGGGATCATTATGGAAAATGAATTTATAGAACTATTTACTGGTTATCAGGGAGATTTTGGCATAGCTGACATGTCAAGGACTTCGATTGACTCAGACAAAAATAAAATTAAACCGAATTATGAATGGGCCGGTCGTCCCCTTACAATAGCCGACTACAAAGATCACTTACTTGGTAAAATTTCAATTGGGATTCAACCATGCAGACTAAATAAAACAGCACAGTTTGGATGTATTGATATTGATCCGCCAAATTATGGCGAATTTAAAATAGAAAAATATTTAGGACTATTTCAACAATTTAAATTACCTTTAGTACCTATCTTATCTAAAAGCGGAGGACTACATTGTTATTTGTTTTTAAAAGAACCAATACCGGCTATCGATTTAATCGATGGTTTAAAAGCTTTTCTGCTCCCATTAGGATTAAAACCTACCACAGAAATTTTTCCTAAACAGAAAGAACTAAAAGAAGATGAAAAAGGAGATATTAAACCAGGAAACTTTATTAACCTACCTTACTATAATAATGGAGACACTAATCGATACGCAATAGATAAGAATAATTCTAAACTCGATATTCACCAATTTCTTAAAACTGCACAAGAATCTAAAATTAGTAAAGAAGAATTAGATAATCTTGTTGAACAGACACATCATAATATTTTATTAGGCACAGATCCAGAATTTTCAGACGGACCTCCATGTTTAGCTCTATGTTCTAAACATAAATTAGAAGATGGAAGAGATAGATTTATGTATAATTATATGGTCTTTGCTAAGAAAAAATACAAAGAACAGTGGCCTGATCAAGTCTCAAAAGCAAACTATAGCTACTTACAAACCCCGTGGGACAAAGCTAAATTAGATACTAAAATTAAAGCATGGAAAGGAGAGACAGCAGGACATACATGCTACGAAGAACCTATTAAAGATAAATGTATGCGGAGCCTTTGCTACAAAAAACCTTTTGGGATAGCCTCTGATACTATCTCCGTCTTTCCTAGTATAACTAATTTTCAAATTATTAAGTACATCGAACCTGAATACAGATTTAATGTTGTTATGCCTAACGACGATAAAATAGAAGTAATTGTGGCTAACACTAAATTAATGACAACTCAAAAAGAAGTTTTAAATTTAATTTGGGAACAAACCGGTGTTTATTTTGAACCTTTAAAACCAAAAGATTATAGAGCAAAATTAAATGAATGGAGAGGACCTGGGTGCACCGTTATTAAACCACCTGCGGGAACTCAAATTGGAGATAGATTAAAAGATGAACTCTATCAATACTGTGTGAATGGTCCTCAAGCTAAACAAAGAACACAAATTAAAAACGGTGCATGTTGGACCGAAGAAGGATTTCATTTTTTTAAGTTTAGATCTTTTATTGAACACTTAGGAAACAGTTGGAAGATATCCGAAGAACGAATTGCACGACAGTTAGAAAAAGACTGCAAAGTTGAATTTAATCATTCTTTAAATGTTGATGGCAAGACATTAAAAGTTTGCCGTGTTCCACAGCTCCACGTGGATCAGATAGCTTATAAACCTGTGGAGAGAAAAGAGAATAACTACTAATGAAAAAATATAGAGTAATAGGACCCCCGGGAACAGGTAAAACACGCAGTTTATTGGAAACTGTACAACAATATAGAGATAAAGGAATTGCTCTAGATGATATTGGATATTTTGCTTTTACCAGAAAAGCGGCCGGAGAAGCTAGAGATAGATTCTTAAAAGCAAATACAGAACTGACAAAAAAAGATATTAAATATTTTCAAACTCTTCACTCGTTTGCATTTAATCAACTAGGATTAAAAGAAGAAAACGTAATGCAGGAAGCACACTATCAAAAGATTGGCGAGACATGTGGAATTCAGATTAAGTATGCCTCTCATGAAAAGAATCAATGGAATGGAATTTTTACATCTGACAGTGAGTACTTAAGTCTTATTAATTTAGCACGACTCCAACAGATTAGTCCTCTTGAACAGTTTGATAAAAACGAACATTTGACATGGATTGAAAGATTTAAATTAGAAGCAATCGCTGCAGAAATAAATAACTATAAAAAAACCTACGGTCTTATTGACTATAATGATATGATTGAAAAATTTTTAAAGGCAGAAAGTAGTAAAGCTTTTAAAGTTATTATAGTAGATGAAGCGCAGGATCTTTCTAAACTACAGTGGAAAATGCTCGACGTTCTTATAAAAAACAGCGAAGAAAAATTTCAACCACATGTATGGGTGGCAGGAGATGATGATCAAGCTATTTTTGGATGGGCTGGAGCTGACGTTAGATCTTTTATTAATTTTAAAGGCAATGATATTAGATTAACTAAATCTCGAAGAGTTCCTATTAATGTACAAACAAAGGCTTTAGATATAATAACTCGCGTAGGAGTACATAGACTTCAAAAAGATTATCTGCCAAGAGATGAAAAAGGTGAAATTATAGAACGTTTTAAATTAAGTGACATAGATCTTACGCAAGGAGACTGGCTAATTTTAGCAAGGACTAATTCCTTATTACAACCAGTTCTCCCTTTTTTAAAAAGACAGGGTCTATTTTTTCAAACCGCTCAAGGAAACAGCATTGGCAAAACTTTACATGAAGATATAAAAATTTGGAATGAATTTGTTCAAGGATTAAATCCTCCAGATATAAAAAGACAAAGACTTGAAGAATTAACAGGAGAAACTAATCTCAATGCTCATCTTACATGGTATGAAGCTTTTAAAAATGTACCTGTTACTAAAAAAGAATATATGAAAGCTATGTTAGTTAATGGTGAAGACTTAAGTAAAGATCCCAGAATAAAAGTTTCAACAATTCATGGAGCAAAAGGTGGGGAAGCTACTAATGTAGTTCTATTTTTAAATCAAACGGCGAATACTATCAAAGGAGCAAAAAAATCTCAAGAAAAACAAGATGAGGAATATCGTGTATGGTATGTAGGAGTTACTCGAACCAAACAAAATTTATATTTAATAAAATCAAACAATAAAGGAAAAGAATTTAAAATATGAAAAATCCATATGATAAACAAATTGGCGGATCACATTATCAGAAATTTAAAATTCAGCCAAGTAAATTCGTAATCGAAAATGAGTTGCTTTATCCTGAAGGTTGCGTTATAAAATATATCTTGAGACACAGACTGAAAGGAAAAAAACAAGATTTAGAAAAAGCAATTCACTTTATAGAAATGATTATTGAAAGAGATTACGCTACTAAAGAAATTAAAAAAGAAACTAAACCAACACCTAACTCCTGGGGGATAAATAAATGATGTTTGAAGCACAAACAGAATGGGTTAAGCCTGATGAATTTCCAGACTTAAGACAAGCAGATACAATTGCAATAGATTTAGAAACATATGATCCAGATTTAAAATCAATGGGATCAGGTTCTGTAATTGGTAAGGGTAAAGTTGTAGGGATTGCTGTAGCTGTTGATGGCTACTCAGGATACTTTCCTTTCGATCATGAAGGTGGTGGGAACCTTGAAAAAAGTAAGGTAATTCAATGGTTTACGGACATTTGTCAATCCCCTTCAGATAAAATTTTTCACAATGCAATGTATGATGTGTGTTGGATTCGATCGATGGGAATAAAAATAAATGGAAATATTTATGACACCATGATTGCAGCGTCACTCGTCAATGAAAATAGATTTAGATATGATCTTAATAGTTTAGGTTGGGATTATGTTGGTAAAGGTAAAAACGAAACAGAATTAAGAGCTGCTGCTAATGAATGGGGAGTTGATCCTAAAGCAGACATGTGGAAGCTACCATCAATGTATGTTGGAACTTACGCAGAACGTGACGCAGAAATAACTTTAGCTTTATGGAAAGTCTTGCAAAAAGAATTAAGCGACCAGGATCTAGGAGCTATTTTTGAATTAGAGACTGATCTTTTTCCTTGTCTGGTTGACATGCGATTTCTTGGTGTGAAAGTGGACGTGAGCAAAGCTCATGAAGTGAAGCGACAGTTAACATTACAAGAAGAAATGTTACTCCACAAAATAAAAAAAGACACAGGAATAGATCC